GCTGGCAATTCCGGCGCGGCTACGGCTGGCTTTTCTGGCGCGGCTACGGCTGGCAATTTCGGCGCGGCTACTTCGCGCGGCTCCGTTTCTGTCGGTGAGAATGGCTGTGGGCTTGTTCGCGGCGCAAACGTAAAAATCAAAGGCGGCATGGGTGCCATCCTTGTGATTGCTGTGGAGGATGTTGATGGTTACGGCATTAAAGAGTGGAAATCCGTTGTCGTCGATGGCAAAACCGTCAAGCCTGATACATTTTACACTTTGAAGGACGGCGAGCTTGTGGAGGTGTCCGAATGACTAGCTTCTGGGGGCATCAAGATAACCCCTTCCCACCCTATGATGATAACTGCCCCATCTGCCCAATCTGCGGCGATGAATGTGAATCCCTGTACCGTCAGGGCAATGAGATTCTTGGCTGCGAGAACTGCATTATAGAAGTCAATGCCTGGGAATGGCAGGACGAACAGGAGGAACCCAATGAATTTATTTGAACAACTTTCCGCTGCTGCGGCAGCCGCAAAGGCACTTAAACAGCCCGGAGCGCGGTTTTTTGCATGCAACGACGACGGCATCGTTTCCGCTTACTACCCCAACGACCTGTACGCCATCGCATCCTTTACCGGCAGCCGCGTTTATGGCACGTCGAAGAAGCGTTACGTATCCCTTAATACCCCTTACGCAGGGCTGAAAATCGAGGTCCCCGTTGTCCGCCCTGTACCGCTGGAGCACACCTGCCCGGCAGAATGCTACCGCATCCACCTGACCACCCCCGACCCGGAAGGAGAAGCTATCTAATGAGCATCTATGAAACCCTGTCCCACATTCAAGTGGAACTCAAAGCCCCCAAGAATCTTTATAACTCGTTCGGTGGATATAAGTACCGCAACGCAGAAAGCATTCTCGAGGCCGCAAAGCCTCTCTGCGCCAAGCATGGCTGCACCCTGACCGTCTCGGATGAAGTCATTTTCATTGGCAGCCGGTACTACATCAAGGCCACCGCCACCGTGCAGGACAAGGACGGAAACGCCGCCAGCGCAACTGCCCTTGCCCGCGAAGATGAGACAAAGAAAGGCATGGACGGCGCACAGATCACCGGCACGGCATCCAGCTACGCCCGCAAATACGCGCTAAACGGTCTTTTCTGCATCGACGATACAAAAGACCCCGACAGCAACGAATACCACAACCAGACCACAGAAGCCCCCCAGGAGGTCACAGCATCGCCAGAAGTTACCGCACAGGTCGTAAAGGACATGGCAACAACTGCGCTGGCAGGATATGCACAGCGAACTGGTAAGGACAAAAAGACAGTCCAAACAGAAGCAAAGACCTTTATTGGCAAGTTGTTTAAGGACTTCACAGATGATGATTGGCGAAGCGTTGCAAAGGAGTTTGAACACAGAAAATGAAGCAACAAATCTCCATCAAACAGGCCGTTGTTATCGGCAACACAATCACGCTGGAATGTTCCCCGGCTGATTGCGATAAAGTCCGCGCTGTCATCGACGAAAACAAGCCCCTTGCCGCCGTCATCGGCACGTCCACGCAAAAGCGCAGCCTGTCTGCCAACGCTTATGCTTGGACGCTCATGAATCAGCTTGCCGCCAAAATCAACCGCCCTGTACTGGACATCTACCGCGATTTGATACGCGACATCGGCGGCAGCTCTGCTATTATCACCATTTCAGCCCCCGCCGCTAAGGCGTTTAAGGTCGGCTGGGAAGCGAAAGGCGATGGCTGGCAGGTGCATAAGTTGGACGAAATGGCAACCCCGCAGGGTGCGTTCTACACCCTGCAATGCTGGTACGGTTCCAGCGTGTTTGATACATCTCAGATGCACCGCCTGATTGAGCTGATCGTGCAGGAATGCCAGCAGCAAGGCATCCCCACCATGACCCCGGAAGAAATCGCAAAACTGAAAGGACTGACAGACGATGCGCCGACCGACACGCAATGAATACGGCGTTCAGCTTGACCGAAACGGTTATGCGCCATCTATTATGCCAATTGATGGGCTTAAATGTTACAAATGCCAGCAATGGAAACCGACCGAGCGCCATGAAATCTTTTTTGGAAGCGGGAGCAAATACAATGGCCGCCGCGATAAAAGCAAGCAATACGGGCTTTGGGTTCCTCTGTGTGCAGATTGCCATAGAAACGCGCCTGATGCTGTACATAACTGTGCCGCTACGCGGCTGTGGCTTGAACAAGATGGCCAACGCCATGCAATGGCCTACTACCACTGGACGGTTGCAGATTTTCGCCGCCGCTTTTACAAAAACTATCTCGATATTACGGAGGACTAATTTATGCTTAATGTTGTTGCTATTATCGGAAGACTCGCTGCATCGCCGGAACTCAAAACCACGAACAGCGGTAAATCCGTCTGCTCTTTCCGCATCGCCAACGATTCCGGCTATAAGGATGCCAGCGGCCAGAGCCAGACAAACTGGCTGGACGTTACTGCCTGGGGCAAAACCGCAGAGTTTGTCTGCAAATACTTCCCCAAAGGTGCGCTGATCGCCATTGATGGCCGCTTACAGACCCGCCAGTATCAGGACAAGAACGGCCAGAACCGCACAGCGACCGAAATCGTGGCCCAGAACGCGAATTTCTGCGGCAGTAAGGAAAGTACTAGCCCCACCCCGCAGAACGCTGCACAGCGCCCCGCAGCCCACTCACAGCGCACGCAGAGCGAACCCGATACAGACTACGCCCTGATTGACGATGACGAGGGCGACCTCCCTTTTTGAGAGAAAGGCAGGTGATGCACCATGACACAATGTGACAGAATCCTTCGCCACTTAGAGAGCGGCGGCAGCTTGACCGCTGCACAGGCCATGCAGGAATACGGCATCTACCGCCTTGCTTCCCGCATCAATGATCTGAAAAAGCGCGGCGTACCCATCCAAAAGCGAACGGCAAGCAGCAAAAACCGCTACGGCGAAAAAGTCAGCTATGCCTAGTATTACATGGAGTGTTGAAAAATGGCAAATGAGGGCTTCATCAAGCTGTACAGAAAAATGCTCGAATGGGGCTGGTATGATGACGGCCCCACAAAGGACGTGTTTATTCACCTGCTGCTGATTGCCAGCTATGAGGATAAATTTTATCGTGGTATCCCGCTGGAACGCGGCCAAGTTGTTACAACAGTCAAGGAAATGAGCGTAAAGCTTGGCCTGACAACGCAACAAATTCGTACTGCTTTAGGCAAGCTAATTTCAACAAACGAAGTAACAAAGAACGCAACGTCAAAATTCACCGTTTACACGATAAATAATTATGCCGATTATCAGGCAATCAACAAAGACTCTAACAATCCAGCAACAAACGAGCAACAAACGAGCAACAAACCCTCTAATACTAAGAAGGTAAGAAGTAAAGAAATACCCCCTATACCCCCCACGGGGGTTGACGCGGATTCCCCTTACTTTGACCGTTTCTGGGCAGCTTACCCAAAGAAGGTCGGCAAGGCAGATGCCCGTAAAAAATTTGAAAAGCTTGTGCCGGATGAATCCACCCTGTCCGCAATCTTGTCCAGCCTTGAGTACCTCAAGACCACTGACCAGTGGCAGCGTGAGAATGGCAAGTACATCCCAAACCCGTCTACATGGTTGAATCAAAAGCGCTGGCAGGATGAAGCATCCAAGCCGCCTACTACTGTCCGCTCTACTGATAACCTGCGGCCTGTGTTTGACCGTGAGTACACGTTTGAAGAACGGATGAATGGAGTTGTCCCGAAAATCGTGGGATGGGAGGAGGCAAAAGCATGAATACCATCGTAGCGGAAAAAGCTGTTATCGGCATTATGCTTATGAAACCGGAATTGCAGGACGATGCTTTTTCTTCCCTGACCTACAAAATGTTTGAGCTGAAAGCGCTCGGGAATATCTTTCTGCTTTGCAAGGATATGGCCGATAAAGGCCAGAGGGCTGATACTGTATCGGTTATTTCCAAATGCGATGACGACACAAAAGTGCTCGCCATGCAGTGCTTTGAAACGGTTCCATCCATATCCGGCTACAACACCTATATCAACTGCGTTATGGACGGATGGAGAAAGCGTGAGCTGACAGCGGCATTAACAAAGTTGCTGACCGATGATGGTGATGCCGATGAAATGAGCGCTGCGCTGTTCCACATTGCGGAACGCCAGCAGTACATCATGGCCCACCAGAAGGAGCGCAGCGCAAAAGATTTTGCCGATGGCATTGATGCGTTCCTTTCCTGGATGAAAAAACCAAGCGACAGTATCCAGACCGGGTTTGGCAGCCTGGACACCATGACCGGCGGGCTTGCCCGCAATGGCGTTACCGTAATTGCTGCCCGCCCTGGCAAGGGCAAATCCACGCTGGCTTTGCAGATGGCCTGCCAGATCTCACAAAACGCGCTGACGCTGTATCAATCCATGGAGATGAGCCGCGAACAGCTTTATACCGCCATCTTCTCACGCTGGGCACAGATAGACAGCACCCGTATCACAAACCATCGCCTGACGCCGGAGGAAGAATCCGCCATCCGGGAGGCAGCAGATCACCTGAAAAGCAAGTACCGCCTGATTCTGGATGATTCCAGCATGACCAGCCTTGCCGATGTAGAAACCACGATCAAAGAACGCAAGCCGGAAGTAGTCGTTATTGACCATCTGGGCCTTGTTGCACCGCCAAACGCTAAAGAAAAGCGTAACGACGAGCTGGCAGCCCTCACACGGGGTTTAAAGCAGCTTGCCATGAAATATCACATCTGCATTATCGAGCTCGTACAGGCCGCAAGAGCCGCCGATACGGGCATGATTAAAATGTCGGACATGTTCGGCTCCGCGACTATCGAGCATGATGCAGATATGATAATCGCTATCAACCCCGGCATGTACACTAAAAACCGGGAAACGCAAGAAATCAACCCGCCCACCGATGGGGACACCGTGATAGAGGTAGTAAAAAACCGGCACGGTGCCTGCGGCCAACTGGATTTTGTGTGGGTAAAACCATTTCATCTATTTTGTGAGGTAGAAAAACATGCACGATAAATTTACCGATAAAGAGTTTTGCGAAAGATTCAGCACAGTAGCTTACAATAAAGCACTTGAATTTTTGAATGAAGCACAGGAACTTATCGGCTCTGCCGCTCAATTGTTCATCATATACAAGATTTACGCCGAAATGGCAGAGAGAATGAAAGAGCATGACCCGTTTTGAGATTATCGTATACTCCCGCTCTACCGGCGATGTCCGGCATTCCTCTGCTAACTACCATACGCAGACGGCTGCCGAAAAGGAACTGAAAAAGGCAGGCTTTACACAAAACCAGCGCCTGCCGGATATCTGGTACAGCGAGAAGTACTACGCGAAAGTAAAGGAGATTGTACCGTGATACAAAAATACATAATCTCCCTGCCCCCTATCACCAAAAAGAACTCCCAGCAGATACTTACCAACCACCGCACCGGCAAGCCGTTCATCGCCCCCAGCAAGCAGTACAAGAAGTACGAACAGGCCGCGATGTGGTATCTCACCCCAAAGCCGAAAGCCCCGCTGGCGGGACGCTATCGCGTTGCTGCGGTGTTCTACATGCCAACCCGCCGCCGCGTAGATCTGACGAACTTGCTCGAAGCCTGCCATGACACGCTTGTATCCGCCAAAATCCTTGCAGACGACAATAACACCATCATTGCCAGCGTGGACGGCTCACGCGTACTGTACGACAAAGCCAATCCACGCACAGAAATTTTTATCGAGGAGATGTCGGACGATGACCAGCCCCTGTAAAGACTGCCCAGACCGCCATTCGCACTGCCACAGCGCTTGCAATCGCTACGGCGAGTATGCGGCCATATTTGAGAAAATCCGCGCACAGCGGCTTGCAGATGCCGCAGCGGACGCGGCAGATGCAGAGCGCGGAATCAAAATCCGCCGCGATGTCAGAAAATACGGATTATACAAAACAGGAAAGAGTTGAAAGACGTGAAAGCAAGACTACACCCTACCCCGGCATTGCAGAAAGCCGTTGACGAATATGCCGAAGAAAAAATTAAGGACATTCAATCCCGCGCCTATGAAGCGGTAATGAAAGAGCGCAACGACATTGCCACGCGGGCGACATATCTATGCCTGCTGGCCTGCTATCAGGCCGGCCTGTCGCCCAGGACCTTAGTCAGAATCCAGAATTACATGACCGGCCCGGTGGCCGACAAATACAATGAGTACCGCAACGACCAGCTTGCAGACCTCTGGGCACAGGTAACACTACAGGGCATCGGCATTGATGCCAAAAAGACGGAGGAGCCGTTATGAAACGATTTCAGATTATTTATACGATAGACGATGACCAAATGAAAATTGAAACATACGTTGATGGATTTTCTACCCTTGAAATGCTCGCCGCATTGGACATTAAGCGCGAGGACATTATGAATCAGTGCATTCATTTTGCGGAGTTTAAACGCACGCGGAAACTTCTAGACGGGACAGAAATGGAAGTCACAAAGGATGATGATTTAAAGCTATGACAGGCTCTAAATTCTGCGAGAAATGCGGCAAGATGATGTGGGACGTGCAGCCCTGCAAGCGGTTCTGCGATGCTTGCATAAAAGAAAAAGCAAGGCAAAAGGCAAAGCAGAACTACGAGAAAAAGAAAGCGCAGCAGCAAGGCGTTATTTCTGCAATGCAGGCAAAGAAACCGGATAAAAAGGCAGCACTGAAACCCCGCATCAAATCCATTGAACAATGCGTAAGAGAAGCCGCAGCGCTGGGCATCTCCTACGGCCAGTATGTGCAGCGCGGGTATGACAAAATCACATGGGATGAAATTTTGAGATTGGAGGTATTGTAATGGACACAGTTGAATTTTTCAAGAAGGTAAACAGGTTATGTAAAAATCAATGTTGCAGTGCATGCCCTGTTGCGAAAGAAGGGCGGTGCATGGTTGGGTTCGATGATGATTCAGTTAAAAACATTGATGAAACGATTTCAAAAGTCGAGCAATGGGCAAAAGACCACCCCGGCAAGACCCGCCAGAGCGAGTTTTTGAAGATGTTCCCAAATGCCGCAATTGATGGATATGATGGAGTTTTGAATATTCGTCCTTGCCGCGTTGATGACAACATTGGGTGCGATGTTGCGGGAAAAAGCTGTAACGATTGCCGAAGCAAATACTGGCTTGCAGAGGTGACGGAAAATGACTGATATTACAACTATGCGCCCCGGCGAACACTTCATGTTCAAAGGCTTCGAGTGGGTCTGTCTTGATCCGAACCACCATGACGGTGGCGTGCTGGCCATTATGGCAACGCCGTGGAAAAAAGATGTAAAATTCTGCCCAAGTGATAAATTTGCCGATGAGAAAGGCAAATGGAATAACTACCGCACCAGTAATGTGCGTGGGATTCTATCTGATATGGCGAACACTGTTTTCGATAGAAAAAATCTGCTGTCGCATACCGTTGACATTGTTGCAGACAACGGCGACCACGCCTATGGAACTGTACATGACTTTGTTTTCATCCTGACTTGTGACGAGTATCGCAAGTATCGTGACTACATCCCATATTGCGACAGCTTCATTTGGACTGCCACACCGTGGTATTGCGGTGGCGAGGGTTCCGACACGGGACATGTGGATATCGTTCGCGGTGTGTGCGCAGGTGGTCGGTTGGGCCACGGCAATGCGTGCGGTAGAGGTGCGGTAGCCCCGGCTTGTATTCTCAATCCAAAATCGCTCAATCTGCGACAGAGTATGGCATATGTAGAGGAGGTATCAGAATGAAGAAAACGCTATTTGCAACATTTTGTATAGCTGCTCTGCTCGTTCTGGTTACACTGATGTGTCAAATCAAAGAAAATCCTATCACAGAAACAAAGACTGTCTCCGTCCAGCAAGAAATCGTATATGCCTATGTCACTACTGAAATGCTTACAAATGGCTATGGCGGTGTATATGGCCACCAAGATTATATATGCTACGGCGTTCATGATGGAGACAACATCATTGATAAAGAATACCGTATGGATTTAGTAACGATGCGAAAATCAGAAAAAGACCATAGTTATATAGAATACTACTACGAGCGCAGGATCTACGAGGACGGCACATACTGTGACAGATATGCCGGATATGCCTTGTACTTAACAGATGATATGCTAAAAAATCTGAGGACGAGCAACTAAAGGAGGTATCCGAATGACCATCCTAGCAAATATCATCGGCGGTGCAGCGCTTGCCGCCATGTTTGTTGTATTCTACGCTCTGGGCGTATCAGCTGGCCGCGAAGCAACGCAACAGCGAAAAGAAGATATCAACATGGAGCATACACACGGAGGTGAAGATAATGCGACTGATTGATGCTGAAAAATTTGAAGTATTCGATGCAACGTGCCAAATCACCAAAGGGATTCGATCAGGCAAAACAGCTGCTTATTTCTACGGCGAGGGTTGTAGAAAAGTTCTTGAAGCTATTGATGCCGCGCCAACCATCGACCCAGAATCCCTGCGACCTACGGCGCATTGGATAAACCGAGGATATGTTTGCGGAGAAAACGCATACGAGTGTTCCGCTTGCCACCAAACAGAGTGGAGAACAAGCGCAAGCCGTATGAAGTATTGCATGTTTTGCGGCGCAAGGATGGTGAACACAGATGAAAAGCATTGTACTTGATGGAGATAAGATTGCTGAAGCTATCCAAAAGGCAAAAGATAAAATGATAAATGGAGAATATGACAACAATGATTTGATTTTGCGCGGCGATGCGTTAAAAGCAATCAGACAGAGGTGCATTAGCGAGCATTTGCCTTTTAAATCAAATACGCCAGTTGGCGCGCGGGTTTTTGATGCTCTTGCTGCTGTATATCAGGTTAAACCATATAAAGAGGAGTCTAAAACGATCGTTTGGCACGATGCGCAGAATGACCCGCCCAAAGAAAACGGAGAATACCTGTGTTACTACGAATACTTCCGTTATGGCAACTACTACTGCATGTACCGTACAATTGATCGTGGATATTTTTTCAATGGTCAATGGGGCGGTGAGCCTACGCGTGGAACTAGCACAAAAGTCCTCAAATGGACAGAACTGCCGCTCCCCGAACCCCTGGAGGTGACCACATGACAAAACAGCAACTAGTTGATGAATACGCCCGCGAGCATCTTTGCGCGACATGCGAGTGGAAGAATGGCAATATTTGCACGTTGCCGCGCTGCATGAAAGTGGAAGAAAGGAGATACAATGACCCGAGAAGAATTCAACCAAAAGAAAACGTGGCTATGGAGATACCAACGCAGCAGGAATTATGAACGGCAGTTGCGCCAGCAGATACAGAGCGAACGTGAACGGGCAACAGCGACCACGAAAGCATTGTCCCCCGTTGTGGTATCTGCTGGCGGTAAAAATAAAATCGAGGATGCTGTTTGCAGAATCATGGAGCGTCAAGAAGCTCTATACAAGCAGATTATTGACACCGAGATGCAACGGGAAGAAATTGAAACCGCAATAAACTCTGTGCAAGACCAAATGCAGCGGGATGTTTTGCGGGAGCGGTATATTGTCGGCACACCGTATTGGTGGAAGATTGCTATAAATCTAAATATTTCCGAGCGATGGGCAAAAAAATTACACCGCGCTGCAATTGAAAATCTGTGCACTCCAGTTCACTTTTAATCTGTTATTATAGATATGCTGGATGATGTAGGACCGGGACAGCCTACGACATTGCTAAAACCTCTTTTCTTTATTGTTTCAATTCTCCTATTCTCATAGCTGGCAGCCGGGAAAGAACGGCATTTTATATGCCGCATAGCCAATCGCAAGATAAGGGCGCTACGCTTAGAAGCGACCGCGTAGAAATGGTGTGAGACCTATGTGCGGCTCCAATGCCGATGATACGGGTAAAGGTAGCAGGGCCGGACGCGGCAATTGTGTTCCCCGTTAGGCAACCGCCATGCGCCTACTGACAGTGCGTAACATGTGGCGGATTCTGCAATACAGGGTGGCTCTCTGCCGTGGAAGTCGGCCAACTTTAGCTGAAACATTGCTATGGATTGCCAAGCCAAACAGGTTCATGCCGATATGCCCCGCTAAAGAAACTTGCAGGGCAGAGCGCATGAGCCTTATATGCCAACATAGCTTAACTGGTAAAGCCGGGCCTCATGACAGCATAGCTGCTGGTTTAGTTGCGGGTTCAAATCCTGCTGTTGGCGAAAGCTGGGTCGCTCCCACCGGTGAAAGCCCGGCGCAGGCAAAACGCGATAGCTAACCTGAACGCTATAAGCAAAGCGGCAAGCCGATACGGAGCGCGGAGCGATGGCAAGACGCAACGGGACTGTGAGAGCCTGAAAACTTTTGCCCGCACAGTGAAGTGCGAAACCAAACTTCAACCGCGAATCGGTGCGCGGGTATAAATGCCGCCGGATGCCGCAAGCCCGGGCGGGGTACAAATGCAGGGAATCAAAAAAGCGCGTGGACAGCAGGCACGTTAAATTCTGACTGTACAAAATCGTTGCGGATTTGCTCACCGCAACGGGTGAGACCGGCACAGCATAAACCGGTAGGGCGGGAACGCGCTTTCCTCCGGCGCAAAGGGGTTTGTGGGGATATAAGCCTACACAAATTGTGTGGGCTTTTTGTGTTGTAAAGCGAGGTGATAAAGTGGCATCAAGAAAAAATCCGGTGGGCGCACCACCTAAATACAGAAGCGTAAAGGCAATGCAAGAAAAGATTGATGCCTACTTTGAAGCCTGTAAAGGAACGCCGTTCTTAGACGATAACGGCGAACCGATGCGAAATAAAAACGGCTATATCATCTATGACGATAAAAAGCCGCCTACTGTGACAGGATTGGCGCTTGCACTTGGTTTTGCGTCAAGGCAGGCGCTTTTGAATTATCAAAACAAACCAGAGTTCAATGACACGATTACGCGTGCAAAGGCCCGTTGCGAACAGTACGCCGAAGAAAGATTGTACGACAAAGACGGCTCTGGCGGCGCACAGTTCAGTTTGCGGGCAAATTTTGGATGGGATGACAAGCCGAAGCAAGAGAGCGCGGGAACGGTGAATATTATTTATGATGTGCCAAGAGAATAAACATATCAAGGATATTATTTCGCCAGCATTTTATAAGCCATTTTGGGACATTGAGGATGGTAAAGTTCAAGAGTTTGTGGCAAAAGGCGGACGTGGCAGCACAAAGTCAAGCTTTATTGGCGTTGAAGTCATTTTGCAGCTGAGAGCACATCCGCAATGCCATGCAGCAGTGTTCCGCAAGGTCGGCAACACACTGCGCACAAGCGTATATGCCCAAATTGTTTGGGCAATAAATGAGCTGGGGCTGCACGATCGTTTTCGTTGCACGGTATCCCCTATGGAATGCACCTATTTGCCGACTGGGCAAAAGGTGCTTTTTTTCGGCATGGACGACCCAGGCAAAGTAAAGTCAATCAAGATGCCGTTCGGTTACATCGGCATTGCGTGGTTTGAAGAACTAGACCAGTTTGACGGTGAAGAGCAAATCCGAAACGTGGAACAGTCCTGCCTGCGCGGTGGTGACTGGTTCATCACGTTCAAGAGCTTCAACCCGCCCGCAATGGCGCGGAACTGGGCGAACGGCTACGCACTGAAAGCCCGCGATGGAAAGCTAATACATCATTCCACCTACAAAACAACGCCTACGGAATGGCTCGGAGAGCGGTTCCTAGCCGATGCTGAATACTTGGAGCGCACAAACGAAACGGCCTACCGACACGAGTATCTGGGCGAGGTTGTCGGCAGCGGCACGGCAGTATTTGAGAATCTGCGCATTGAGAAAATCACAGATGAACAGATTTCCAGCTTTGACCGCATCAAGCGCGGCGTTGACTGGGGCTGGTACCCTGACCCGTGGGCATACAATGCTATGCACTATGACGCGGCACGTAGAACGCTGTACATCTTTGACGAGCTGACACGGCGTAGAACCAGCAATAGGGACACTGCGCAACTGCTGCTGGACAGAGGGCTGACGCGCGAGGACAAAATCTGCGCGGATAGTGCCGAGCCAAAATCCATCGCCGACTATAACAAGTACGGCGTGAAAACATTCCCTGCCCGAAAAGGACCGAAATCGGTTCGCTATGGAACAAAGTGGTTGCAAATGCTGGAAGCGATTGTCATTGATCCAGAACGATGCCCGGACACAGCAAAGGAATTCAGCGAGTACGAGTACGAGCGAGACAGCAAGACGGGGGAAGTGCTGGAAGGCTACCCGGATTTGAACAACCATCACATTGACGCAGTGCGTTATGGGATGGAAAGCACAGCGAACAAAGCCGGAGACAATACGGCAATGAAGTATCAAAGCATTTACAGATAGGCGGTGAGGGAAAATCAGAACATATCAAGACTTTGTGGCGGTCGGTGAAGATGAACGTTCCCGCATGGGGTTTGTGTTTGACACCATCAACGATTTTAAAGGCCAGAAAAAGACGCGGGACATGCTGGATGCAAAGCTGTACTATTGGGGCGAAAATCCCACAATCAACCGCTACGAAAAAATGGTGTACGACCTTGAAGGGAAAGCGCATCCCGATATGTACACAGCAAACCACAAGATTGCCAGCAAGTTTTTTGGATTTGTTGTAGACCAGGAAGTTTCTTACCTGCTGGGCAACGGCGTTGCGTTTAACAAGGACGCCACAAAAAAGGCGCTTGGCGCCACGTTTGATGAAGATATTATGGATGCTGCCCGCCATGCGTTGATTGGTGGGCAGTCTTTTGTATTCTGGAATCTTGACCATATTCAGGTGTTCGCGCCGGAGCAGTTTGTGCCGTTATACGATGAAGAAGACGGCGCGCTAAAAGCTGGAATCAGGTTCTGGCAGATTGACCCGGACAAGCCGCTGCGGGCAACTCTGTACGAGATGGACGGTTACACTAACTACATCAAGCCGCGCAACGGTGAAGTGCGCAGTTTGAACGGGAAACTGCCGTACAAGCTGAAAGTGCGGTACTCGGAGATTGACGGCACAGAGATTTATGACGGCGAGAATTATCCCGGATTTCCCATTATCCCGCTGAAAAACGGTGAACAAGCAAGAAGCGAACTTTGCGGCAGGAAAAACACCGTTGACGCGCTCGACCTTGCCAGCAGCAACATGGTAAACAATGTAGATGAGGGCAATCTTATCTATTGGGTATTGACGAACTGCGGCGGCATGGATGAAATTGACGATGCAAAGTTTGTGGAGCGGCTTAAAACTACCCACGTTGCCCATGCAGATGGTGACGAAGGAGCGAAAGCAACACCGCAAAGTATTGAAGCGCCGTTTCAGGGCACGCAAGCCACCATTGACATGCTGACCAAAAAGCTGTACACGGATTTCCAAGCGTTTGACGCATCTGCCGTAAGCGCTGGAAACCAGACGGCAACAGCTATTAAGGCGAGCTATGTTCCGCTAGATTTGAAAACAGACAAATTTGAGAGCTGGGTCTCGCGCTGCATCAAGGGCATTCTGGCAATTGCTGGGCTTGATGATGAACCAACTTACACGCGCAACCAGATTATCAATAAGCAGGAAGAGGCGCAGACCGTGCTTCTCGGCGCAGAATACTACGACGCTGAGTACACAACCAGAAAACTTCTGACCATTAACGGCGATGCAGACCAGTACGATGAATTGATGAAGCGAAAGGCGGCAGAGGAGCTTGACCGCACGATTAACAATCCGCAGCCTAACGAACCGCAGAACCAGCCGGGAGAAGGACTGAACGGCAATGGCGAGACCTGATTACGCTCACAAAATGACAGATGCGCAGCTTGCCAAGCTGGAACAGCGCATCGCCAAGATATATAAGCAAGCTGCCGATGAGTTGAGCGAAACCATTACCGCGTATTTCAAGCAATTCGAGAAGCGCGATGCTGATATGCTGGAAAAGGTCAAAAACGGAACGGTTTCAGAGCAGCAATACAAGCAATGGCGGCTTACACAGATTGGACGCGGAAATCGCTTTATAGCACTCCGCGACAAAGTGGCAGAACGGTATACAAACGCCAACGAGGTTGCAATAGCATATATAAACGATGCCACACCTGGCATTTATACGCTCAACCGCAATTATAGTGCGTATACCATTGAGCAAGTCAGCAGCAGCGCGGACTTTACGCTGTTTGATGAGCAGACAGTCAAGCGGCTGGCGATGGAACAGCCGGATTTGATGCCCTATTATCCAAAAGACAGGGCGCTGAAGCGCGGTATAGATCTTGCGTATGGCAAACAGCAGATTACTGCCAACGTGACAAGCGGCATCTTGCAGGGCAAGAGCATTTACAGGCTGGCAGATGACTTGCAAAAAAGCATCCGCGATATGAACCGAACAAGCGCTGTAAGAACGGTGCGAACGGCGGTCACAGGGGCGCAGAACGCCGGAAGAATGGACGCATACACAGCAGCCGAGAAGATGGGCATACACGTGCGGAAACAATGGCTTGCAACGCTGGATAATCGCACCAGACACGCGCATGCGATGCTGGACGGTCAGACAGTTGACAATGACAAGCCGTTTAAAGTAGACGGCTATGAGATTATGTTTCCCGGCGATGCAAGCGCACCGGGCTATTTGGTGTATAACTGCCGATGTACTCTAATTGCAGCGCTTGACGATGTGCCAAAAATCCCGAACCCGCTGCGCCGTGCACGCGACCCGGAAACGGGAAAGAGCATACTTGTATCAGATATGACCTATGCGCAGTGGGAAAGCTGGAAGAAAGGAGCTGCGCAGAACACTGGAAAGATTGAAAAATGAAAATCATCTTTGACGACCACAGCGACGAGGTGCTTTCAGCCCTTGACGCTGCCCTTGCACGCGGGCTTGAAAAATGCGGGCTTGTGGCAGAGGGGTACGCTAAAAAGCTGTGCCCCGTGGACACAGGCAACCTACGCAACAGCATTACTCATACAGTAGAAGACAACGGCGAACGGGCTGCCTACGTGGGCACAAACAGCGAATACGGCGTGTATGTTGAGTGCGGTACTGGTATTTACTATCCGGGCGGCAGACAAACGCCGTGGGTGTACCAAGATGCAAAAGGCGATTGGCATTTGACGCACGGCCAACGGGCAAAGCCTTTTATCAAGCCTGCCGTTGCCGAGCACGGCGAACAGTACAAAAGAATCATCGAAGCAGAGCTGAAAGGCAAATAAGCCTCTCGGCTCTTTTTATTAGCATCTACTGCACTTGCGGCAGGTGCTATTTTTATCCGCAAAAACAGCGAAGAACTGCTGTTTTGAATAAATGCTAATGCCGAAGAACTGGCACCGAAGAAAAGGAGCAAAACAACATGGCAATTACCCGCAAGCTGCTTAAAGGCATGGGGCTGACCGAAGAGCAGCAGGACACCATTATTGAAGCCCACACTGACACCGTAAACGGTTTGAAAGCGGACGTTGAACGCTATAAATCCGATGCGGAAAAACTTCCCGGCGTTCAAAAGGAACTGGACGACCTGAAAGGCAAGGGCGATGACGGTTACAAAGAAAAGTATGAATCCGAGCACAAGGCTTTTGAGGATTACAAAACAAGCGTGGCCGCCGAAAAGACTACCGCTGCCAAAGAAAAGGCATTGGAGACCGCCCTAAAGAAAATCGGCATTGCCGACAAGCGAATTGCCACTGTTGCCAAGATGGCAAAGGCAGATGGTTTTCTGGATGCTTTGGAGCTGGACGAAAACGGCGCGGCGAAAGACGCTGCAAAGTTTGAAACCAGTTTGAAAGACGGTTACGGCGAATTTGTTGTAACTACCAGCACCCAGGGCGCAAACACACCGAACCCGCCCGCAGGCAATGGCGGCGCAGGCGCAGGCTCTATTGATGCAGCAGCATTTGCAAAGATGGGCTATGCCGACCGCTTGAAGCTCAAAAAAACTGACCCTGACCAGTACAACACACTGGTCAATGGAACCGAAAAAGGAGATTAACACATGGCAGATACTATTTTGACCAAGCTTGCAGACCTGATCGACCCGGAAGTCATGGCCGATATGATTTCGGCTAAAATCCCTGACAAAATCCGCGTGGCACCTTTTGCAAAGATGGATGACACCCTTGCTGGCGTGCCCGGCGATACCATTACTGTGCCGTCTTACGGTTACATTGGTGACGCGGAGGACGTTGCAGAGGGCGTTGACGTTGACATCGACAAGATGAGCACCAAGGACAAGAAGTACAAAATCAAAAAGGCTATGAAAGGCGTTGGCCTGACCGATGAAGCTGTTCTGTCCGGCTACGGCAACCCTGTTGGCGAAGCCAATGCGCAGCTGGCGCTGTCTATCGCTGCCAAAATCGACAATGACTGCATGGAAGCCTTGCAGGGCGCTACGCTGGTGTATGACGGCACTGCCGCCGCTATCAAATACAGCGGCGTTGTGGACGCTATCGACGTGTTCAACGAGGAGATCAACAGCGACAAGGTCATGTTCATCAACCCCAAGCAGATGGCGACCCTGCGCAAGGATGCGGACTTTATCAGCGCTGACAAGTATCAGGCTGGCGTTGCTGTCACCGGCGAAATCGGCAAGATTGCCAACACCCGCGTTGTGGCAAGCCGCAAGGTTCCTTCTATCGAGTACGAAAAGGACAACAGCACCGGCACCATTGAGATTGTCGCTGATACTGCCGCCGAGACCTCCACCAAAAAGCATCTGGCGACCATCCAGCCGCATTGCGCTGCTGCTTTGATTGTCGGCGATAAGGTCAAGGCTGCTGCTACCGCCTATTACGCTTGCCCCATCGTCAAGCTGAACGAGGACAGCGAGACCGAGGACGATGTGCCCGCTCTGACCATCTACCGCAAGCGCAATATCAACGTGGAGACCGAGCGCAAGCCGCGTAACCGTTCCACCGAGATCACCGCTGATGAGTTTTACGTTGCGGCGCTGACCAACGAAGCTAAAGTTGTGCTGGCAAAGTTCAAAAAGTAATAAGGGGGGCAGCGTAATGCTTGAAGAATTGATGCGAGAGTGTAGAAACTGGTTTGTTGCGCCGAATGGCGTACATCTGGGCACTTTTACCGTCAAGGAAGGCAGCATTGCGCTGCCTTTTCTTGTTTATGGGCAATATTTCCGCATCGTTGGCAGCGTTTTTAACGACGGCGTTTACGAGTATGGCAACGTTTCTCTGCAGGACGAAACCTTTGAGGGCGCTATCTGGGCTTTAAGTGTTCCGCCTGCATTTATAAAGCTTTCCGAAGAAATCAAAAGCTGGCGCGACCAGTACGAAAACGCCGCAAACAGCCCATTTCAAAGTGAGAGCTTTGCGGGATATAGTTACACCAAATCGAGCGCGAACGGCAATTCTGGCGGCGCTGTGACGGGCTGGCAGGGCGTGTTTGCGTCCCGTCTAAACAAATGGAGAAAGCTATGAGCCTTTTAGATGATTTTTCGCGCAGCTGCATCATTATGGACAAACTGACAAAGCCTGACGGCGAGGGCGGCTATTCTACCGAGTGGCGCGAGGGCGCAGAGTTTTCAAATTACGTCGCATTTGACAGCAGCCTTGAAGCACGGCAGGCCGAAGCGCAGGGTGTGACCAGCGTGTATACCGGCATTGTGCGGAAAGATGTGCCCATCGAGTACGGCAGCGTGTACAAGGACGTGACGACCGGGGCATATTTCCGGGTCACGAGCCGCCCGGAAGAAAAGCGAGCCCCGGCAAGCGCTTCCCCGATGCTGCAAAACCTAAAAAGTTTTACGGCTGAACGATTACGGGAGGGATTGCCGACATGACAAAGGGCGCTGCATTACAGCAGTTTTTCGGGCAGTTTATGACCGCATACGCCAGCAACGCCGTGCCGGATGACGCTGTACTCCCCTACTTGACCTATGATGCCGTGTTTGACGCATGGGGCGGCGGGGCGGTATCGCTGACGGTCAACATGTGGTTCCATACCACGAGAGAAGCGGTGCCAAATGCAAAGGCGCTTGAGCTTTCGGACGCACTGGGCATTGGCGGCGTGACGCTGCCGGTAGATGGCGGCTTGATTTGGTTAAAACGCGGCTCCCCGTTCTGCCAATCGCTGGCAGATGACACAGACAAAAACCTAAAACGGCGGTACATCAACGTTACCGCCGAATTTTTATGCCTAAATTGAGGTGAAAGCATGAAATTTACTCGTATTCCCGAATCTGCGTTTAAAGAACTGGTCTTGAACGCGGGTTATCTTGCAACTACGTTTGACCCGGCTGCCGGTACGGCGCCGGAAGAAAGTGCGCTGCTGGGCGCTACGACCGGCGGCATCAACTTTACGGCTGTGCCGAGCTTTACCGACTTCGGCGAGGATATCGACAACTGCCCCAAGAACATGAAAGAGCTGAAGCAGATTGAATCGTGGGAAGTCAAGTGCAGCGGCACTTATGTTTCGGCATCGGCAGAGAATGCCAAGAGCATGCTTGGCGCTGCGGATGTTACGACCACTTCCAAGGTTTCCAAAATCACGCCGCGCAACGACCTGAAAGACAGCGACTTTACCGATTTGTGGCTGCTGTGCGACTATTCGGACAAGCACGGCACTACGAGTGGCGGTTTCTGTGCCATTCACATGCTGAATACGCTGTCCACCGGCGGTTTCAGCTTGCAGACCGGCGACAAGAAAAAAGGCCAGATGAGCTTTGAATACACGGCGCACTACTCCATTACCGCGCAGGACACTGTGCCGTGCGAGGTGTATATCAAGGCCGGAGAGGATGAAGCCTAATGCGGATTTTTTCTGAACTTAGCACCGATGAAGCGCTGGAAGTCGTTTTGCAAATCGCGCAGCCCATCACAAACCTGATTGATGATGAAGCACTTGTGAAAGAGATGCAGAAAGCGATGCCGAAGGGCGAAACGACCCGCATTGCAATGCAGCGTTTCGGCCTTGCGAAAATCGTTAAGCTGCTGAACATTGCGTTGAAGCAGCACCGCGAGGATGTATACGCAATTCTTGCACCGTTCAACGGCCTGACGGTGGAAGAAATCGGCAAACAGAATTTCCTTATCACGTGCAAGCAAGCTGCCGACCTGCTGAACGATAAGGGTTTTGTCGATTTTTTCAAATCGTATCTCGGTGGCGGGCAGAACAAGTAATCCCTGTACTGCTGAAAATGCCGAAACTGAGCGCAAAGGCGCTTGTGTCGGCGCTGCCTTACGCTTTAAAAGCTGATTTTGAAGAACAGATGTACAAGGTGTACATAACAGACAGTGCGTGGAGCCTTGTGGTAGCTGTGACAGGCGTAACGGACAGGCCAGCGAGATATATTGATATTATCCACCCGCCCAAAGTGGATACGCGGACACCAGAACAGGTGCAGGCTGATTTCAAAGACTTTGCGGCGCGGCATGGGTTGAAAGAAGCAGAGAAAAAAGCCGCCCAAACAGAGGGCGGCTAAACTTAGAAACAATTTTTGATAATGGCTTTATAGGTTGGCTCGTCAACTTCCAACAGGAAGCGCTTGCCGCTGTAACGCCATTGCGGGTCATCTATAAGCTGTATAACAACCTGATAAACGCCTTTTTGCTTGGCAGTCATTGCACCGGCAACCATGCCAGCACCACCAAACAAAGCACCGCCGACCATGCCGCGCATAACGCCGGAAGCCATAGATGTTTTGTGAGTTTCATCTACCACAGAGTAACCGGCAACAGTACGGCTGTTTAGTTCAAGTGCTGATAGACCACCAACGTCCATAGAGACTTTGCCAAATGAAACAGACACTTTTTTGCCCATAAAATCACCGGCGATTACCGCATTTTTTGCTTTTGTTATAAAAAACACCTCCTATTGATTAGAATACAGCAAATAAAGCAAAAATTCAAGAAGGGAGTGATAAATTGGACGTTTTTAATTTATATGCAAAATTAAGTCTGAACACAGACGACTATGAAAAAGGCGTTGAAAAGGCAAAAGGCGGCGCATCGTCTTTGATGGACGTGTTTAGCGGTACGCTGCTTGGAAATGTTGTCTCAGACGGCTTGCGGACCGTAGCCAACGGCATTACGGAAATCGGAAAAAACGCTGCAAACATGGCCGTGTCAATCGGCAAGGCATCGTTGGACAGTTATGCAGACTACGAACAGCTTGTAGGTGGCGTGGAAACGCTGTACAAAGATAGCGCGGGAATCATAGAGAACTACGCAAAAGACGCATACAAGAATGTGGGTCTTTCAGCAAATGATTACATGGAAACATCCACATCGTTTGCGGCGGCACTGGTTTCAAGTTTGAGCGGCGACACAGAAAAAGCCGCTGAAATGGCAAATACTGCAATTTCGGATATGTCCGATAATGCGAACAAGATGGGCACTAACATATCGTCCATCCAAGACGCATACAACGGCTTTGCGAAGCAGAACTACACGATGCTGGACAACCTGAAACTTGGCTACGGCGGCACGCAGGCTGAGATGAAGCGGCTTATCAAAGAAGCTGCTGCCATGACGGACACGCAGAAAGAGCTTGGCGTTACGGTTGATTCCAACAGTATGTCTTACGCAAACATTGTGCAAGCGATTCATGTAGTGCAGGCAAACATGGGCATTATGGGAACTACCAGCAAGGAAGCTGCAACTACAATTCAAGGCAGTACAGCGTCGATGAAAAGCGCTTGGGAAAATCTTTTGACCGGAATTGCAGACCCGGAGCAAGACTTTCAAGCCTTGGTGGACAACCTTGTTGACAGCGTTATTACTGCCGGAAACAACATTATACCGCGCATCAAAGAAATTGTGCCTACTTTGATTGATGGTTTGAGCGAACTGGTCACACAGCTTGCGCCTTATGTAAGCGGCGTGATTATGGAGCTTGAACCGACTATTGAAAAGGGCTTGCAGGCTCTTTTCGGCGGGTTAAGCAGCGTAGCAAGTGAATTGCAGCCCATTGTTGCTGATGTGTTCTCATTTTTTGGCGATGCAATTATTTCCGGGCTGACAAGCGCGATTGAAAACTCTGACTTTTCGTTCTTGCTTGACATTTTTGATAATGTTAAAACAGCAGCTGAAGAAGTCGTGCCTGTAATTGAAGAAATCGCACCAGCACTTGTGACGGTTGGTGCAGCTGTAAAAGGCTGGCAAATCGGGACGAAAATCCAAAAAATGGCAACGGCCTTTGACGAAGCCAAAGTTGCTGTTTCTTTGTTCAGCATGGGGCTTTCTGACACGGAAATTGCACAGGGTGCGCTCAATAGCACATTAAAGGCATCCGAAGTTCTTGCCGGATTGCTTACAGGGAAGATTTCTCTTATGACGTTGGCACAGGCGGCAGCGGCAAAAGCGCAAGCCGCTTTTAATGCGGTTTTGGCAGCAAACCCAATTACACTGGTTGTGGTTGCAATTGGCGCACTGGTTGGTATTTTGGCTGTGCTGTATGCGAAGAACGAAGATTTCAGAAATTCTGTAAATGGCGTTATTGAAAACATCTGGGCAAAAATCGAAGAGCTTGTAGCATGGGTGCAGCCTTATGTTGAAGCGGCTATGCAGGTTATTGGGCAAGTCGTTACACAGGTCATTACAGATTTGACCCCAGTCATACAGAGCATCGGTGAAGCGTTCAGCGCTGCATGGAGCCTTGTACAAACTGTATGGGCATGGGCAAGCGCATTCTTTCAGGCTATCTTCCAGGCAATTGTTGTTATCTTTGCGCCATTTGCACCGATTATCAGCGGCTTCTTCCAGGGCGCGTGGATCATTATTCAAAGCATCTGGAATGTTGCGGTAAGCTTTTTCCAGACTGTGTTTAATTTGATTACCGGCGTGTTTTCTACAATTGACGCTGTGTTGTCTGGTGACTTTCAGGGCGCGTGGGAGTCGATTCAAGGCATCTTTGAAGGTGCGTTTGACTTTTTCTCTACGGTCGGCCAGAACGTTGTTGAGGGCATCAAGGGCGGCATTGCGGCTGTTTGGGGTGGTCTTGTCAGCTTCGTGCAGGGCTTGTGGGATGGCATCAAGAGCATTTTTGTCATCAATGCAAGTGATGTGAAAAACAACACGGGGTCTGACGGCAGCCACGCAGGCGGCATGGATTATGTTCCCTATAACAACTACGTTGCAAATCTGCATCGCGGTGAGATGGTGCTGACAGCCGATGAAGCGGACAACTACAGACGCGGTAAGGGCAGCAGCAACGGCTTTAACCTGACGCAAAATATTTACGCGGCAAAGCAGACGCCGGTTGAACTGGCAGCAAGTACAGCGGCGTATTTCCAACGGGCGAGGTGGGCGATATGAGTTTTTTAAGCAAAACTTTCAAGTACGTCAACTCGCTGGGGCAGTCTATCGTGTTTGACTATGAGCACGGTTATCTTATCAGTAAGCCGGATGGCATTGATACAATTTCGGTCACTGCCAACACGGCGAAGGGCATCGGTCAAGTAGGCGCTACGGTGCAATCTAAGGCCATTCAGACGCGGCCTATTACCATCAATGGCAGAGTTATAGGCAATGACGCGCAAGCGCTGAAAGACGCGCTTACGACCGTTGTACGACCTGACCTTACCGGAGTGTTATATGCCGGAGACTGGCATATAGATGTTATTGTAACGGCATCGCCTACAATTGGCGCATCAAAACGCGGTGCGCCGTTTCAGCTTGGCTTGCTTGCCCCCTACCCGTATTGGGAAAGCGGCGAACGAAAGGCAATGCAGCTGCGCGGCGTGCAAAAAGGCTTTAAATTCCCATGGAATATCAGCAAAACGTATTATTTCGGCAAAGTCATTGTGCTGAAATACATTGTTTTGCAGAATTTCGGGCAGTTTGATGTTCCGTTTATTCTGGAAATCAATTGCGTCGGCGAGACGGCAACAAACGTAGGCATTGAAAACATGCTGACAGGTGAAGTGCTGCGGCTGGAAAAAACGCTTGTGGAAGACGAGCGTGTCGTTATCAAGACATCGCACGGGAAAACAACGGTCATAAGCTCTAAGGACGGTGACTGCCGGGGTGCACTTACGCTTGAAAGTACACTGTACAGAATCCATACGGGCGATAATGCGTGGAAGCCTACTGCGGACAGTGGGCTTGAAAACGTTGAGATGAGTGTTTCGTTTGCGGAAGAAAGTGCGGGTGTAACGGTAATATGAGATTAGAGCTGTTCTCCCCTGACCTTAGTAACCGACACGAAATCACGCACGCGATCAGCAGCGAATTCAGCGACTACTATAACGATGTGGGAAAATTTACGGTAGTTTTGCCGATGGATGAGTACAACATCGGGATAGTGGAACTGGATGCTGTTTTGTACATTGTAGAGCGAAGACTTGCGTATACGGTGGAAGAAATACAGTTCGATTGCGATAACAGCGAAATCACGTTGAACGGTTACAGCCTGAACAACAAACTGAACCGGCGTGTTATTGCGGCAACTGCCAACATTGCCAACGTGGAAACAGATGTATACAGCGTTATTACTGCCAACCTGCGCGGGCTGCCTGTACTGCTGGCGAAGAAAAAAGGCTTGACAGAAACCGTGAAAGCAACAGAGGTGTACGGGGATGAACTGTTAAACTGCATACAGCCGATTTTGACAGATGCCGAGATTGGGAACCGGATGGTTTTGGACTACAGAGCCAAAACGGAAACGTTTGAATTGTATAAGGGCGTTGACCGTACAGAGGGATTAAACGCGGTCCTGTTTGTGCAGGAACGCGGAACTGCGCCCGGGCTGGTAGTTGACAAGGATATTTCTGAATACAAAAATGTGTGCTACTGTGAAGCGCAGTACAAAGACGGTACAAAGTTTGTGGTGCAGGCTGGCACGGCCAGCGATGCGGAACGGCGCGAACTATGGACGAGGTTCAGCGGAGACGCACAGCAGGATGGAGAGACAAACGCCGCGTTTCAGACGCGCGTTAAGCAGTATGCAGCGTTGCAGCTAGGCAGCCATTTGAACCGAAACGGATTTGACATTGACGCGGACGGCGATGAACTAGGCACGGCATATAATGTCGGAGATTTGGTTTGGTGCGTTTCTTTGCGGCTGGGTGTAAAGTACAAGGCAAGAATCACGGCGGCAAAGTATTCACAGGATGCAAATGGGTCGAGCGTTAAGCTGGTTATTGGCGACCCGATTTTAACAGTGTTGAGGTGAGACAGTGGCAGAAATTAAAAATTTCCCGAATAATGTTGACGAATACATCGGGGCACAAAATGTCATGAAGTGGTTACACGGGCGTACAAGCGGCGTTTTTGGCGCGGATGGCAATTTAAGTGTTACTGCAAACGGCAATATGACGGTAAGGGTATCGGATGGTGTTGGTTGGCTTGCGAACGACAAAGCAGACGGTACGGTTTTTTGGAATGATACAAAAGAACAGACCGGCAGCGAGTTACAGCTGACAATCCCGCTGGCGAATGCTGTATCGCCGCGTATTGACCGTGTTGTTGTGAGTTGGGACACAGTAGACTATGCAGCAAAACCGCGCATTGAAGTGCTGAAAGGTACGGCGGCTTCTACACCTGTTGCACCGGCACTGACAAACAATAGTTTGTTGCGGCAGATTTCGCTTGCACAGATTGCAATTCCTGCGGCAGCAAGCAAAATCACGTCGGCCAATATTACCGATGAACGACTTGACAGCACAGTATGCGGCCTTGTAACTGACTGGGTAAGCGTTGATACCAAGGTAATGCAAGAACAATTTGCTGCTTTTCTTACCCAAATTAAAACTGAGCTAGATCATCTGCATGCTGGAACGGCTACGATGATGCGAGCGACCTATGACCCGCAGGGGCGGCAGACCGATATTTTTAAGGCGATCGACAAGGTCTCCAACATCTACTACGCCAGGCTTACGCTGAAC